CCACCGCGGCCTGATCGACTTCCGCAAGCCCGGCCGGCGGGAGACGAAGAAGCGTCGCACGATCACGCCGATGACGCGGAAGGTGCGCAGGATGCTGCTGCACGCCCATAAGCACGCCACCAGCCGCTATGTGGTGGCCTGGGCAGGGGAAGGCATAGGCCGGGTCGCCAAGGCCGTCATCGCGCACGCTGAGAAGGCCGGCGTCGAGGGCTTCAGCCCGCACGTCCTGCGGCATACCTTCGCCAGCTGGGCCGTCCAGAAGCGGGTTCCGATCTACACGATCGGCAAGGCGCTGGGCCAGACAGTTGCCTCGACGACGGAGCGGTACGCCAAGCTCGCGCCGGACGATGTGCGCGACGCGATGGAACTGGCGGGCAAGAAATGAGTCGAGTTGCGCAACTTGCGCGGGGTTCACGCCTCGTTCTGCGGTTTTGCGCGGTTTATTGCGGTATATGGTCCAAACTGTGGACCGATTAGCCTAATAGATTCAACGTTTCACCTTGACGATACGCTCGTTGTGCCAAAGAGTATCATCTGCATCAAATCCGATAGTTGAGATCATCTCTTGCGCTCCACTTGCGCTGATGGAGGGACCATGACGGACTTCGCCGAAGAGACGTGCTGCACGTGTGGCGTGGTGTTTGGAATGCCGAAAGCGCTCTGGAAAACCTGCCGGAACGAGAAGCAGACGTTCTATTGCCCCAACGGGCACGGACAGTCCTATAAGCAGAGCGAGGCGGACCGGCTCAAGGCGCAGCTCCTGAAGGCCGAGCAAGCAGCCGAGGCAGCGCGGTTAACGGCTGAGCGCGAGCGACGCTGGCGGCACGAGGCATACGATCAGGCGCGGCACCTAGAGCGCCGCGTTGCAGCCCAGCGCGGGGTCACGACGCGCATGAAGAACCGCGTCGCCAATGGGGTCTGCCCATGCTGCAACCGGACGTTCGCCAACCTCGCGCGGCATATGAACACGAAGCACAAGGGCTTCGTCGCCGAGGAGGTTCAGATGGAAGTGGGCCAGCCGATTCACTAGCCCCAACACCCCTGGCTATGAAGGAGGAACACATGGCATCCCGATCCCAGCCCGTCTTGGCCCAAAGCGGCCAGGGAGAGGATGAGAGTTCTGGAGGATGGCGGGGGATTGAGAGCGCGCCTCGGGACCAATTGATTTTGGCGTGGGGCGTGCTGGACCCGCATCCCAAAGACCGCGAATTATACGCTGGGCTCGACCGGCCGAGGCGGGCGGTGTGCTACTGGGATGAGATCGACGAAGCGTGGTCGCCAGTCGGCTCCACGTGGCTCGGACCCTGGTTCATTCCATCGCACTGGCATCCCCTCCCCGATCCCCCTCCCCACCCCCACGAAGAACCGGAGAGCGGAAGTGAGTGAAGCTGAGAGCATGGTGGAGCGTGTGGCGAGGGCGATCTGTCGATCGACCTGCCTTGGTGACCCCGGCAAAGTTTTCCTAGACGCGAACTGGCCCCGATATGCCGACGCCGCCCGCGCTGCAATCGAAGAGATCCAGATCATGTGGGACAAGCGGCCGAGAGACGCCGCCCTCTCAACTCCAGACAGGATCGGGGGAGAAGGGTGAGCGAGGCTGACAGGCGCCGCCCGACCGACGCCAGCGACCGCCCTCGGCAGCTCGAACTCACCCTCCCCGCCCGCGAGTGGTCCGCTCTGGTGATGTTACGCGATACGACGTTCCCGGGGCAGTCCCTGGAGCTGTTGGCTCGTAAGCTGGTTCAGGACGGGCTTATCGGATGCGGGGTTCTGTCTCTACCGGAGGGGAATAGGGGGAAGGGGCGGAGGTAGCTGCGGCGCTCAAGCATCCTTGCGGGTAGCTTAGACCCTCCGGCGCACCAGAGGGTCGAGTCAGGTCGCCGCAGCGAACTAACTACACCACAAACGCGCTTGAATCGCAAGGGTTTTTGGGCGATATTGAGGGGCTGCGGCGCGGCGTGGAAAGCAGACACGCCTAGGCCCAGGCCATCCGCGCCTGAAAGCGCGGGCTACCACGCGGTGGATGGAGCCGGAGTAGCGCCCGGCCGCCGCAGCATCTACAACCACCTCTCCGCCATCCTCCACACCGCTCTAGCCGCTCCAACAACCCCAAGAGCGGCAAGGCCGAGCCAGAACGGGCCTCCGATCACGAAGCCGATGAGGAGGAGGCCGGCGGCGGTCATTTGACCGGCCATGCCTTCGCTTGCGCCGCGTACCACGCCCGCCAGGTCAGGGCTTCCGCTCGCCAGTCGAGGGCTTGGCCGTAGTTGCCGACGACGGTCCCGGTGAGATCGGAGAGAGCGACCCTAGCGGATTGCTTAGATTCACTGGCGCCGGCGGGAACGTCGGGCAACCCGAGAGCCGCGGCGTCGTGCAGGCGGACAAGCCCATCAGGCACGCGGCAATCAGCATCATCCTTCGCGGTGACATAGATCGGGACCTTTCGGATCAGGGTGATGGTGCGCGTGTGGTTCTCGGCCTGGGTTCGGTCCAGATCGGCCCTGGAGGCCTCAGAGAGCGCCGCCGAGGCCCTCTGCGCAGCCCGGACAACGAGAGCCGCCCTCGCCTCGCGAGCGGCCTCAGCGGCCTTGTCGTGATGCCCCCTCGCCTCCCAGCCCTTGAACCACGCGCCGCCGAGGATCGCGAGGATCGCGACGCCGGCCAGCAGGGGGCGCAGGAGTGGGGAAGCGAGGAAGGGGAGCATTAGCCGGTCAACCGGTCGCCCAGGAAAGGCCCGTGGCCGGTAGCCTGCGACGGCCCCGACCAATACGGCTGGTGCGGGAACGGCGGCATGGGATTCGGCCACAGAGGCATCGGGTTCGGCGCAATGGGATACAAGGGCCGCGCCCGCAGTTCGGCGACTTCACGCCGCAAGGCCGCGATCTCCTCTCGCAGCGCTTTGAGTTCGGCTTCCATGTCAGCCCCCAGCCATCTGGTCGACCTTGGCGCTGATCGCGGCGAGGTCTTCGCTGTGGGCCTGGGTCTCGGCGTCGAGCTCGGCCTGCTTGGCGGCAAGCGCGGCCGAGACGGCGGCCTCCACCTTCGCCTGAATGCCTTGCTCGATCCCATCGAGCTTGCCGAGGATGTCCTGTGCGGCTTGGGTCATGGTCTGTACGAGTCCTTCGAGGAGGGTTTGCAGAGTGGTGGCGACCGGCCCGAGCGCGCCCTTCGAGCCGAAGAAGTGGTGGTAGCCGAAGACGCAGAGCGCGCAGGCGGCGAAACCGAAGATGAAGTCCATCAGGACATTCCCTTGTTCTTGAGGCCCACGAGCACGACGGTGAGGACGGCCAGGACCGCCAGGCCGATCGTCAGGTTCTCGTGGACGTGCTGGAGGATTTCAGAGCCGCCGATGTACGGCTCCAGGGTCTTGTTGACCGTCTGGGCGCCGGCCTGGATCTGATTGACGAATGGCGCGGCCGTCGCTGCGCAGGCCGTCACCGCCGAGGCGATGAAGCTCTTGGAGCGGCTGTTGGGCTTGAGCGAGCCCTGCGCTTCGGGCGTGTCCGCCGCGCGCGTGTAGGACGACGGCGGAGTTGGCGGGACGGCTTGCACCATGGCCGTCGCAGCGGCCACGTCCGCCGTCTTCCACAGCGCCACCTCGGCGGCTCTGCGGTTGTAGAGGCCGGGCAGTTCGACAAGCCGGCCCTTCACGCGGGCCTTGTCGAACTCCATCATCTTCGCAGGCACGGCGGCGAAGTTGCGGGCGTTCAGCAGGCCCCACAGCGTGGACTTGGGCGTCCCGAGATTGAAGACAAAGGAGATCAGCGCCGCATACTGATGCTCGGACAGCGCCTCGATCACCTCTGCCTTGACCATCAGGGCCAGCCGGGTCGCGGCTTTGGTCGCGTCAGCGAATAGGTAGGCGTCCGACTGCGACGGCGTGATCGTCATGCCGAGATGGACTTCCGGGCCGGTGTGGCCGACGCCAATGGTCGGCACGGCAGCGGAGTCCAGATAGGCGGTCAGCCTCACGGCCTCAGCCCCCTTCAGGAACTGCAGGGCGCATTGGGGAACGGGTCGGGTCATCCTTCCTCCTGGATGCGGACGAACTGATTGCCCCGGCCGGTCGCCAGGTTGGAGAGCGAGCGCTTCATGCCGTCGAAGTCGCGGTCGAGATGGTCGATCTTGGCTTCCACCCGGGTGAGAATGGTCTCCATCTTCACGATGCGGTCGTGGTCGGCCTCGTCGGAGGCCTCCTCGGCCTTCTTCTCGTCCTTTTGCTCCTTGGCCTCCCGCTCCAGGGTCTTCACCCGGCTGGAGAGGCCACCAACCCAGAAGGCCAGGCCGATCAGGCCGACGATGGGCGTGTAGAGCTGCGCGGCATCAGCGGTCGTCATCGGGGCTCCAAGGTACGCAGGGGCTTCACAGGGGGAGGATCAGGCGGCGTCGATGATGGCGGGCCAGGGGGTGAACGGAGCAACCACATTGCCCGTCCGCGTCACGCCGGCGGTCGTGTAGATCGTGGTCTGCCACTTCGACCCGAGCCGGGTTCCGACGCGGTTGCCGGTCACCTTGCCAGTGAGGTCGCCTTCCAACCGGATGCCGTTCGGCGCGTCGGCGGTGTGCACCACGTTGTCTTCGATCACGGTCCCCTGCGCGGCCGGATAGCCGCTGATCAGGTTGACGAACACGCCTTGGGTCGCAGCCCCGGAGATGATGTTGCCGCGCACGGTGACGCGCTGGTTGGGGACCTGGCCGACGTAGCCTTGGATCCCGTCGACGTGCACGCCGTCGGAGCCCGGCAGCGGGCCGGCCAGGGTGTTGTGCTCGATGGTCGTGTCCACGCAGGACCCGAACCCAATCCCGTCGTCCTGCCAGCCCCAGATCAGGTTCTCGGTGACGAGGCCGCGGGTGACGTTCCAGAGGGTCACGCCCACCTTCGGCCGGTCAAAGCGGCTGCGGATCAGGGTGACATCGGTGCTGTCGCGGACGTCGATCCCGTTCAGCGCCCCGTTGCCGGCGTAGGCGATACCGTCCAGGGTCAGCTGTAGGCAGTTGTAGATGGCCAAGCCAGGCCGCCCGATGGTTGGGTCTGCCATGAAGTGGCCGCCCTTCCAGATGACGCCGGTCAAGGCCTTCATGACCACGGCGCCGATGTTGGCGGCTGTGGCGTCGATGGTGAGTGGCGTCGAGAAGCTGCGCGCCTGCAGCACGGCAAGGCCGAACTGTCCGGAGAGGTGCAGGACATCGCCCGGCTGGCACTGGGTGAAGACCGACGCGAGGTCGGCCGAGGTGGCGTAGCGATCCATTAGGTGAGCCCCTTGATGCCGCGATAGGTGCCGAAGACGAGCTGCGTCTGATTGAAGCCGCCGTTCAGGAAGTCGCCGATGCCGCCCTGGATGTCGTAGACGGGCGTCACGCCGTTGATGGCGGCCATGGGTGTGCGGGCCACTGGCGTGCCGTTGGTGTTCCAGATCGTGCGCGGGTTGAAGGTCGAGCCGACCCCGATGTCGCCATGGCCGCAGGCCAGCATCCCGAGCTTGCCGCGGAACTGGTTGCGGTTGGTGTCGCGGGCGTTGTTGAACTGCCAGGCGTAGGTCCACAGGTTGGCGTCGCGCAGGGAGAGGAAGCGCGGCGTCATCTTGCTGAAGGCCATGGTGGTCGAACCGGTCGTGCCGTTCAGCGTGCCGGAGTTGTCCCCTGCGCCGTTCTTGTTGAAGATGTACTTGATGGTCGGAGTGGCCGGCGAAGCATCGACCTGGAACGCGAACCAAGTGGCCTGCCCAGCCGCGAAGGCGACCACGTTCGGGCCGTTGAAGACGAACGATCCGGCCGAGTTGACGCCGGTGAAGCGCAGGCTGGCGTTGCCGGAGTTGATGTAGACCTGAAGCTTGGAGTTGTCGCTGTGCGCCGCCTCCAGGTCGAGCAGGTACATGTTCTCGGTCATGTCCTGCGGCTGCAGCCAGCCGATGCCCCAGAACGTCGCCCCGTCCGAGAAGCCGTTGTTCTCGCGGCCCACCAGGGAGAAGTCGGTCCGCGAGGTGAGCGGGCTCTCGCCGGAGTACGGCAGCGCCCAGAGCCGCGGGACGGTCTGCGTCGAGGGCTGGCCGATCCGGAAGTCCACCGGGCCGTGCTGCACATGGCCGGAGGCGTCGGTGAGCTGGATGTCCAGCAGCATCTCGCCTTCGGTCAGCGTGCCGGTCCCAGAGCGGGTGACGGTGATCGACCCCGCGCCGTTGACCGAGCCGTTGTCGGTCAGGGTCAGCTGCGTGACGGCCGCATGGGAGGAGGCGTCCCACAGCGATAGGGTCGCCGGCGCACTGCCCACGTAGTAGATGGTCCCGACCGTCGTTCCGGCCGCGTCGTCCTGCTTGCAGTACAGCTCCGCCGGGCATGGGACCGGGGCGCCCTGGCCCTGGAAGGCCACGAGGATGTCGATCGCCACCTGCGCCCACACCGCATAGCCCCAGCGCGACAGGTGCTTGGCGTCGAATAGCGACGACGACGTGCCGCTCCAGGCGCCGGAGGCGTTCTTCCGCCAGATGCCGCCGCCGTTGAAGGGCGCCGCCACGTTCTGGATGATATCGCCCTCGGCATAGCCGGCTGCGGGCGCCGCCGCCTCGATGCCGGCCCCCGTGTTCGTCGCCGTGTTCGTCCAGTTCCACGTGCTGGGCGGGTTGCTGCGGAAAAGGTCGGTGCTCTGCCCTTCGTACTCGATGGGCTTGCCCCAGAACTGGTTGAGGTTCGTGACCCCCACCCCGCTCTGGCCCTGTTGCGCGCCGACGAACTGCAGGTAGCGGCGGATATCGAAGATGTGGGCGCCGTAGGTCGCCTGCAGGCTCCGGTGCATGTAGCGCCAGGACGCCCATTGCTTCATGCCAGGGCCGGCGTCGTCCTCGCCGTGAGCGTCGAAGTAGGTCCACCATTGCGAGGTTCCGCCGGTGAACGACGGCAGGATCGTCCCTGAGATCACCGTGGGGATGTTGACGTCCCACAGCCGCAGGTTCGGCTCGGTCTGGACGCCGGTGTTGTAGTCGTTGAGGCCGCCGGTGAAGAACTGGTGATTGTTGGCAAGCGGCGTCGCGCCCTGCCCCGTGATCTGCGTGGCGATCGGGTTGGTGTTGAGGCCGGTCCCGCCCGTCTGCACGGACATCCCCGACACTTCCTTGCGCAGGAAGGTGACTGTCGCCAGGGTCGCGGCTTGGCCGGGCCAGGAGTAGTCCGTGGGCGAGTTCTGAGTGCCGACGCCCACCACGGTGGAATCGCCCGCCGTGGTGACGTTCTTGGCGATCGTCGGGCTGGAAGGGCGCGAGGTCGCCTGGAACGTCACCGGCGCTGCGCCGCCAGACGCAACCGTCCCGCCGAACGGCAGTCCGTTTCCGATCCCGAGGATCAGTGCCATGCGGTGTACTCTCGATTGAATTGTGGGGAGGGCCGGAAGGCCGATCAGGTCTCGCCGTAGCCGCGCAGAGGCACGACGCGGTACTTGAAGGTGAAGTTGCTGGCGGACATCAGCAGGCGGAGGTGCGTGGCCCGGCCGTAGCTGCCAGCCCCGTAGGCCAGGCCTTTGAAGACCGCGAAGGCGCCAGTGTTCAGGACGCCCCGGCAGTCGAAGTCCAGGCTCGTGTGCGTGGTCCCGGAGTCCGGCGTGATGATCCGCAGGCGCACCCGGCCGAGTTCGTCAGTCGCGCTGTTGAGGTTGCTGCAGAACTGCGCAGCGGCGGCGGTCACAAGGGCCGTGACGGATAGCGCGCCCGTGGTGCTGTCGGACTGTTCGTAGTAGTATTTGTAGTCGGTCCCGGCGGACTTGAACGTCCCGCCGCCGTCGTAGCTCAAGCGGGCTTGGAGGTTGCCGTTGCCCGACTGGGAGTAGTTCCAGAGTTCGATCTCCCAGGCCCTGGCCCCGCTTGGGCTTTGCGGCAGCGCGATATCCACTGAGGTCTGCGCCGTGACCTGTGTGCTGTCCACATAGATGGTCCCGGTGATCTTCTTGCCGTTCTCCTTCAGAGCACCGGCGCTGGTCCCCGCGTTCACCGTGGCGAAGTTGAAGGTGGCGGTGTCGCCTTGCGTCCCCGCCCAGCCTTGGAACGTGACCGTGCCGCCGATGTTGTCGGGGCTCGGATCGCCAACCTCGATCAGGACGACACCGCCAGAGCCCGAGATCTTGTAGCGGGTGTTGTCGGCGAGCGTGCGGGAGAACGTGCCGGTATCGGCCCCAAGGAAGGCGACGTCGTCTTCCGAATATACGGTCGAGCCGCCGGAGTCCTTCAGCACGAGATCGACGGTCGTGCCCTCGGCCGCGAAGATCTGACCGAACCGGCCAGCGCTGTCAGCCGTGACGGGGTTTGCAAGCGCCACCGATAGGCCGACGTCGCTGAACAGGGGCGTCAGCACGACGGTGTTCGCATTGTAGACGGTCAGCGTCGCCCCGCTGAGGGGGTTGGCTGAGGCGTCCAGCGCGCGCCAACGGGCGTCGAACAAGAGTGCGATGGCCCCCTCCTTTGGGTTGTGCTAGGTTGTGTGGATGGCTTTGACGACCGCTCTCGCGATCTTCGTCGCCGGCGCCGCTAGAAGCGCCTGGCCGTCAGTTGTCCGGTTGCTGGCCGGCGGCGACGATACCGTACGTGAGCGGTGCCTTGACGCCGCGAACAGCGCCGCCGAATGTCTGCATCGCAGCGGGCCGCGGAAGCATCCGAAGCTGCTGCCATAGGTCGTTGGCGTTGTAGAGCGCCGCGTCCTTGACTCCACCCGCCAAGGCGAACGGGTTCATCGGCATCCGGTCGGCCGTGCCGCTGTTGGGAACCCGCTGGGGGATCACCGAGCGTGCGTCGTTGGAGAACTCCTGCATGAACGCCTGGCCGCGGGCGCTCGCATCCTTGTTGCTCGAGCGGTCGCCGCGCCGAACGGCGGCCTTCAGCTGTGCGGTGTTGAACGCCCCATCATCGGCGCGGCCGGCGGCGTCGGCAATGATGCGGTAGCCGCGATAGGCCTCGTTGGCCTTCTGCAGGTCCGGCGCCCACTTGGGGTTCTGCGCCATCATCGCGTTCGAGAGTTCGCCGTCCGCGTCCCAAAGCGTCTGGCCGATGCGGCGCTCGGCCACGACCGGAGAGCGGCTGTACTGTGCAGCAAGCCGGCGAAGCTCGCCCTGCGCGTCCTTGAGCGCCTGGCCGGACAGCTGTCCGTTCTTTAGGTGCTCGTTGAGGATGTTGATGACTTCGTCCTGTTGCGCCTTCCCCAAGGCCGAGAACTTCGGGCCGACGTTCTGGACGAACGACTGCGGGTTGACCGTCACCGCGAGGTTCGGGACGATGCGGTCGTATTCCCGCCCGATCGTATCCTTGGCGAAGCCGATCTGATCGTAGCCGGGCTTGATGACGAGCGGGACCTTGACACCCAACGGCTCCAGGGCCTTGTTCACCGCGGTCGAATTGAAGCTGTCCTGGGTCCCTTGGCGAGCTGCCGTCACCGCATCGCCAACGACCGGGCGGCTGACAAGCTTGTCCTCGCGGATCATCGCCTTGCCGCCCTGCTTCATTCCAGGGGTGAGCCTGACGCCAGCTTCCGCTAGGCGACGAACGGCAGGCTCGATGACGGGGCTGAAGACGTCCGCAATGGCGTCGACAGCTTTCCCGCCCACCACGTTGAGGCCTGCCCCCGTCGCCATGTCCATGGCGCGACCCTCGGGGCTCTGCGCCTCACTGTTCAGCCAGCCCATCGCAGCACCTTGGGCGAACGGGTTCTTGATGGCGAAGGTCGGGACGCTAGCTTCGATCGTGGCGGCGGTCTGCGCCCACGGGTTCGGCTTTTGGATCTGCTCGCGCTCAGCGATGTGCTGGCGCAGCCGGGCCAGTGAGGCCGCGTTCTTCTCCCGGAACCCGGGGATCAGGTTCGCGGGTGTGTAGGGCGCGACGTTCTCAGCCGCTGGCAGGATGCCCTTGAGCACGCCGAGCGAGATGCTGTCACGCTTCTGCCCATTGTTCTCCGGCGCGTCGCGGAAATGCGCGTACTCGTCCGCGTCCTTGAACTGGCCCCATTCGTCCGGCATCAGCGCACCTTCCTACGCCCATCGGGCGTCACGAAGACCGTGCCGGGCGGGAGCGCCATCGCCTCATCGACCGACCCGACCCGCACCGGGGCCTGGTTCCGGACAGCCGCAGGGGCCGGAGCGCCGCGACGGTTCTGGAACACCCGATGGTCGGGGGTCTCGAAGTAGGCGCCCTGCGGGATCTCGTCGGGGCTGACGGAGCCCAGCGCGAACGGGTTCGTGACGCCCAAGCCCGGCTGGTGGCGCACCATGGCCGACTTGGTGGCATCGATCTCGCGCCGCAGTTGCGGGCCAGGCTGGCCGACGTCGAGAATGCCGTCCGTGCTCTGGAGCTTTTCGCCTTCCTTCTCGGTCACATTGCCGACCGCGCCGCCCGTGGGGGAGTTCTGGCGCATGTTGGTGAGGTTCTGGATGAAGGCGTTGGCCCGCACCGGAACCAGTTCCTTGTCCAGCGCATAGCCGGGCGTCCCGCCGAACCCCTTGAAGGGCGACCAGTCCGGCAGGCCCTCCCCGCTCGTCAGGCGGCCCATGAAGCCCGTGGCGAACCGCTTCGTGGAGTCGTTGCGCGCCTGATCCAGGCGATCCATAAGCACGCGTCGATCATCGAACTGGGCCTGACTCTGGCCCTTCATCGAGACGTACTCGTCGGGCTTCATCCAGCCCTTCTTCGGCCCGCCCCAGACGGCGGTCGTGCCATTCTCGTCGATGACGTACTCGTGGCCAGGAAGGAAGTTCTGAGCCGGCATCTAGTAGCTCCTCCCCGTGGGCTTCGGAACGAACGCGCCCGGCTTGGCACTGCCGGCGCGGGGCGGGGCGAAGGTCTTCGGGTTCGTGTAGACGGGGCGGCCGTCCTGCCCCATCAGCGTTGCGCCGTTGCCAAGCACGACGGGCTTGTCCGGCTTGCGCACCTCAATGCTCTCCCGCGGGTTTCGCTTGTTGATCGCCTCGACGCCGCCGCCTTGGGTCGCGATCACCTGCCATTGCTCGTCGAGTTGGCCGTCGAACACGCCGAGGTTCTGGTCGGTGAGGTCCGCTTCGGTGAGACTGGAGAACGGCTTCGTATCGATCTTGAGCTGCTCGAACACCGGCATGATGCGGTCCAGCTGAGCCTTACGCTGGCCTTGGGGCACGCCCCGCAGGCCAGCAGTGACCGTCTTGAGCACCGACAGGCGCTCCTTGGCCTGCTCGAGGTCGAATTCCGCCGAGCGACGCTGGTCCTGCGTCGCATCGCGCCCACGCTGGTACTGCTGCTGCTCCACGCCTCGCGCGTCGCCCATGAGCGTCCGCGCCTCGTCCGGCATGCCCTGGGCGCCGAAATCCGCCGCTGCGCCCTGATAGTCGCCCTGCGCGATCTTCGGGCCGGCGCTATATCCGGCGCGTAGGCGGCGCGTGCGGTCAACGAAGTCGTTGACGTAGTCGGTTCCACCCTGGAGCGCGTCCAACGTAGATCCGGCAGCAAAGGGATTTCGGGCCATGGTCAGAACACCGGCTGATAGTAGGGGTTGACCGAACCGGCGTAGGGGGTCTGCCACCCGCCGCCGAGGCTTGAGTTCCAGGCCTGGCCGACCGTCTGGCCGCCGCCGGAAGCCGGGATGGCCCCGGCCCCGCCACCCCAGGCCGCGAACATGTTGCCCGCCGCGCCGGCCAGGCCGCCCGCAAGCTGGGAGTTGGCGTTGGCCCGCGCATAGGCGGCGTCCGAGGCGGCGTTCGCCTGCGAGCCGTAGATGTTCGACTGCGAGTTCGCCAGATTGGTCCCGGCCCCAGAGACGTTTCCGGCGCCCCGGAGGCCGATGTCGGTCAGGTTGAACAGGTTGCCGGTGTTGGTGTCGTAGCGGCCGGTCTGATAGCCGCGATCGGTGTTGAAGTTGGTGTTGTTGAAGTCGCGGTTGTTCTGCCAGAGGGAAGTTCCGTAGGCCCGGTCGTTCGAGAAATTGTTGTCCTGGCGGCTCTGCCCGTACTGGTACTGCCCTTGCGCCGCGCCGAACTGGGCCATCTGACGCTGGAACCAGTCGTTGTACCCCTGATTGGCAAGATCGGACGCGCGACCCTCGATGGCCAGCGCCGCGTCGCCGCTGCGCAGCTTGCCGCGAACGGCCGAGCCGGCATTGACGCCCTTGATCGCTTCGTTGACCCGGAACTGGTAGCCGGGATCGGCCTTGAAGTCGGTCAGGTAGGACGAAAGGCTGGGCGCGGCCATGTCCGGTGCGCGATTGAACGTCGGCGCCGCAGGAGCGTCCGGCCGCGTCCCGTTCATGTAGTCCGGCGTTATGACCTGATCCGGCGTCGCCGAGGTCATCGGTTCGTCACGGCCTTCGTTCTTGCCAAAGGCGTTGTAGTGTTCCCAGGCAACATCTTCGACCGAGTTCGCGGTCCCGTCCTTCACTCGCTGCTGGGCGTTCGCCAGTACGTCGGGGTTCTGGGCGAGATAGGCCTTGGCGTCGAAGGCCGGAGCGGCGCCCTTGATGGTCTGCGGCGCGCCGGGATACTCGGGGCCACCCTGAGGGGGCGTGGACGGCGCCGGCGCCCCATCTTGGGCGTGCCTGGCCGGAGTCGGGATCAGGGCGTCATTGGGACCGAAGGAGTAGCCGGGCGGGGCCTGCGCGCCACCGAAGCCCGTCGTCGGATAGTTGGCCCCCGGCTGCTCTACCGGCGACGTCGCTGGGCCGCCGGTCTGCGGCGTCCGCGTGATGCCGTATTGGTTCAGGAGCTTGTCGAACGCCGCCGTACCACCCTGAATGAACGGCTGGTTCAGGGTGTCGATGCGATTGAAGTTCGCCTGCTGGGCGGCGAGCTGCTGCTGCGCGGCTTGGTTCTGGGCGTCGAGCGACTTGTCAGCCGCCTTCTTGGCCTGCGAAGAGGAATAGATCGATGCGCCGGCCCCGACGATTGCGGAGCCGACCACAGCTGCGGCAAGCGGCATAGCTACATCCTTCGGAACGCGGGGGAAGCTTCCCAAGCGGAGCGAGTCAGGACCCAGGTGCGGAGACTGGCTCCGAGATCGGGCGCGAACCCGCCGGCGGCCTGGAAGCGAAATGAGAGCGGAGGCTGTGACCGGCGATTGCCGGCGACCTCATAGGTGACGATCAGATCTGCGCCGCGATCGAACATCAGCCCGAAGGCTTCCTTGGCGGCGCTGGCTACCTCTCGACCCCATCCCTCTGGGGTAAAGAGCGTGTGCAGTTCATGGACCCGCCCGAGCCCATCGAGCCGAATAAACAGGAACCCGCCGTGATCCGCCCGAAGCGGTACGACAAGGGGATTTGAGACCACGGCGGCGACGTCCAACTCGCCGCCCAGGCCGACGTGAGGCTTGACCGCGGGGTGCTCGTAAACGCCAATCCAAAACTCCGGATCTCGATGCTCTCGGATCACAGGAACACGTCGTAGAAGGCGTCCGTACCGCGCCCCTGCGGATCGGCGACGCGCTCTGTCGGAAGCCGCTGGCGACTGGGGAACGCCGCCGCCCATCTGGCCCGAAACATCGGATTGGCGGTCCCATCCGCCTCTACGAGCGAAACGCGCGCCATGAGCGGCTGCAGGGCGCCTCTCTTGGCCCACTGGACCATCAGGAAGGCGGTTGGCCTGCCGCCAGCGTCGAACAGGGGGATCGACCTAAGGGACATTCGCTCGCGCCCCGTAGACCGTCCCGCCAACCGGGTCGGACAACTCCCACTGCGCCACCAGGCCGTACGGCCCCTTCGCCATCCCAAGGCTGTTCCAGCGCGGCGCGGACGTGTACTCGCCCGTCAAGCCCATTGGCCGGTAGCGCACGTCTCCGAACGTCTGGCCGCGGTCCCGGCTGAGCCTCAGGCCGATGACCGGGTCGCTCCCCTGCCCTGACCGTGGGCTGTCGCCAGTCAGGATGTCGAGTTCGATGTTGACGAGATCGACCGTTCCCTCGGGCACCTCGAGGAACGCGCAGAACTTGCGGGTGAAGACGTCGTCGGCGTCTTGGCGCATCGACGATGACAGCCGCCAGATGACGTTGGAGTTGCGATCGAAGGCCAGGACCGTATCGCCCATGGTCGCGAAGAAGGTCGGGCGCCAATAGTCGTAGGTGAGCGACGAAAACGTGCTCCAGCGCTGCGTCGAGAGGTCGAACACCCACGTCGCGTTGCTACCGAGGTGCAGCACGTACAGCGGATGGCCGCCCTTGAGGAAGAACCCGGCGCGCAGGTCTGCCGCAGACGTGGCGAGGATCTGTTCGGTCAGGCCATAGTCGCTGATGACCTGAGGCTCACCGCCCTGGCTCCAGCGCACCTGGCCGTTGTTGTCGACGTAGATCAGGTCGCCTTGGCAGTTGCAGGCGCTGTAGAAGCTGCGGCAACCGTAGTCGAACTTCAGCCCCCCCAGCGGCTCCATGGCGCTTGTCGCATCGCCCGTGAGGCGCCAGCCTTCCGTAGTCGTCGATCCCAGCAGCCAGCCGGTCTCGCCGACTACGATCGCGCCCTTCAGCGGGTCAGGCTGGTACTCGGCCGCCGCGAATTGCAGCTGACCCCATGTCGTGCCGGCGGGCTCAATGAAGTAGCCGTAGTCGGTCCCCGCTTCGGTCGCGAGCCAATAGCCCGCCCAGAACGAGACCGACGTCGCCCCTGCCCCGCCCGTGGTCGGGAACGCCTCCGCGACAACCGCCCCCGGCCCCGTCGTTGGGCTCCACACGAACTGATAGAGTGCGTTCCCGGTCGCGACGCGGAGCAGTGAGTTGCCGTCGGCGTCCAGCCCGCCGTCGATGATCACCGGATCGTCGCCAGCAACAGTGCCCGTCAACGTGGTCTTTACGCCCGCCGCGTCGATCAGGTAGCAGCCGGTCGAGGCGACGACGAAGGTGGCATCGCCCAGCAACCCGTCCTTCTGGAAGCTGCCCCGGAACGGCGCCGTCCCCAGGGTCTCGAAGGCCTCCAGCCCGAAGCGCGCCAGGATCGCCCACGGCTGGCTTGGCTTGCTCAGGACCTTCTCGGTCAAGCAGTTCTGCAGGACCGCTTGCGGCATCGTCGAGCGCTGGTAGGAGGCCAGGGCCAGGGCCATGTCCGGCATGTCAGGGCCACCCCTCGTCCAGATCCAGGCCTTGCAGCGCCTCGCGGGTCTCCGCGCTGCGGGCCGCGTCCTTCAGCCGCCACCAATTGGCCTGCGCCGTCGCGGCCTGGTCGAGCAGCGCGTACATCCGCGCCAGCACGCTTGACCACGCCGGCCGGTACATGCGGTTGGACGAGCAGCGGATCGGCGGGTCGCAAGGCTGCGCCATCACGGCATCAGGGTCTTCCGTCTGGCTGGCGATCACCGCCACCGCCTGCGCCTTGATCAGCAACCCGATCCAGTTCGTCCGGTCGAGTTCGTTGCGGCACTGGAGGGTTTCCGGCTCCGGTTGGCCGTCGAAGTCCGCGGTCGGGAAGCCCTGCCCGAGGTAGGCTTCATAGTGAGCGTTGATGCGCTCGATGGCCCGCCCGCGGAGGGGCGAGGCGGGCGCCAGGGGCCTCAATAGAGCGCCTTGATCCCAGTCGCCGTGGTGGATGTGCTGTTGATCCGCACCGGCTGATACGGATAGGTCTGCCCGGCGTTCACGGCGAAGGTGCAGGCGGTCCCATCCGACCCGACGAGCACCACGTTTCCGGCGACGCCGATGTGGATGGCGCGCGGAACTTCGGGGAGATTGACCGTGTCGGACGGCGTGACGTCGGCCCAGCGGTCAGAGCCGTTGATCGTGTGCTTATCGGCCATTGGCCCCTCCTAGATGGTGGCGCCGGTGCGCTGGAACACATTCAGCAGCAGCGGGTCGGTTGTGACGTGGACCGTCTGGCGGAAGCGCTGTCGGACGGTGCGGCGGCCCTGTTCGGCCAGGTTCAGGATGTCGGGACTGAGTTGGCGGCGGAACACTGGCCACGCAATCCGCGCAGCCAGCATCGCCGACAGCCCCGCCTCGTGTTCAGGTCCGAACGGCTGGGTCGAGGTGAGAGCCAAGCCGTTCACCTGCATCCAGCTTTTCAGTTCGGCGATGTAGATGTGGCGGGTCGGACTGGTGGCGCTCGCGACTTCGATCACCGCGCCATTTCGAGGCGGGCGAACCACGCCAGTGACCGAGTCGGTGATCGTGGTCGGGCGCGTGATCGTAGCCGTTCCGGAGCTATCGGTGATCCGCTCGTTCTCGCCGGCCGTGTAGTTGGCAGAGATCAGCACGTCCGTCAGAGCGGTGCGCGGCAGGGACATCAACATGTTCTGGAAGTCGTCTAGAGCCGCCGTCATCTCCGCGGCGTCGGGCGTGTCCCCGAGCGCACGGGCGCCGGTGAAGCGGATGGCGCGGGTCAGCGTGTCGCGTACCGTCATGCCGCCTCCGCTAATGCGCCGCCGGGCTGGCGCATGAGGTATTGGTGCAGGTTGCCGGGGTAGGACTTGTCGGCGGTGTGATGGGTCAGGTTAAGGTCGGGAACGACCGCGATCTCGCCGCCGCAGGCCAGCCAATTGCGGGAAAACGCGTAGTCCTCGCCCCACCAAACGCCCTCGTGCGCGCCGTGGTTGAACAGGTCCACGGAGGGATTGATCGGCGAGCCGTAACAGAGGTGCGGATAGGCCCGCATGAAGCGCTCGACCGCCGAGCGGGTCACCTTCAGGAAGCCGGCCGAGACCCGAGTTGCCCGAATGCAGCCATCGGGCCGGAGCGAAGGGCGGCCATCCGGCTCGGTGTGCCAGGCGCCCATGTACTCCTCGTCGTCCTTCTTGAAGCGGTAGAGGCCGCCGACGACGTCGCCCGGCGTCTGCACCAGCTTTAGGAGGTCGCCCGCGTCCCAGCTCAGGTCGTGGTCGATGAAGACGATGATCTCGGCGTTGCCGTCCAGAGCGCGGCGAAGCATGGTCGCCCGCGCGGCGGAGATGTACGGGTTGCCCGCCTCGACCGTCATCATCGGCTGGAAGCCCGCGGCGTCCAGAAGCGGCACGCTGGCCTCTAGGGCCTCCAGGCATTGAGCGAATGGCCGCGTGACGGTCGGCGTGCAGAGCGCGACGATGGGGTTCTGCACGCCTTCCATGGTCAGGCGGTCTTGTAGGCGCCCAGCGCGATCATCGCGTTGGACAGCTCGAGCAGGATCGCGGCGGTGTTGGACGCCACCGACACGTAACTGGAAGCCGACAGGAGCGACGTCGCCAGGACGGTGCTGGTGCGCTGGGCGACCGGCGTGACGCCGTAGAGGCTGACGAGGCTGGTGGCGCCCTGACCAAGCGAAACGCCGCCATTGAGGGGGTTATCCCCGAGGTACTGAACAGCCATGAGACTGCCTTTCTGAAGAAGGCGGCCGAGCCCGCGAAGGCTCGGCCAGGTTTGGGGAGGGGTGTGGCTTAGGCGCCGAAGAGGATCGTGCCGAGGCGCGGATCCACGTTCTTGGTGCCGTAGTAGACGTCCCAACGATGGTTGTGCAGATCGTTGGTGCCGTCCGAGTAGCGCCAGTAGCGCACGCTGATCCCGGTGTCGGGGTCGGTCGCGAAGTCGCTCTCCCCGGTGTAGGGGCGGGGCGGGTTGACGCTCACCAGCTTGATCGCCGACTTGTGGAAGGCCGCGTTCAGGTTGTAGGCGGTCGAAAGCGCGCCGTACCACACCACAGCCGCGCCGGTGTCCGGAGCCGTGGTGTCGGTGCCGGTGCAGACGCAGTTCTGGTACGCGCCCGACGTGATGATCGGGGGCGAAATGGTCAGGGTGACCGCGCCGCCGCCGGACGACGTCGCATCGGCAGTCACGGTGAACTGCTTCAGGTAGCTCATCTGCGCCTTCGTCCGCGGGTTGCAGGCGTAGACGTTGGCGATCGTGAACTTCTCGCCGGCTTTGATGGTCTTCGAGTTGCCCGTCGCCAGGATCAGGCTCTGGGTCCAGGTCGTGCGCGAGTTGGCGTAGGTCACGTTCTGCGACGCGCCGTTCACGGTCGAGCCGGTCAGCTGCACCCGCGTGCCCGTGGTCAGGGACGGGATGGTCTGCGTGATGTATGGCTTGGTATTGCCCAGCATCGGGATCTCGGCCTTGCGCAGGGCCGAAACGGCCGTGTCGCCGGCGAGAGCCGCGGTGCCGGTGAAGGTCCCCGCGAGCGCATAGCCGTCGTTCGGCGTCAGCACGGCGTTGCGGTCCGACATCGGGACCGCCATCTCGTCCAGGCGCTGCGGCGCGGCGAAGAAGCCGGCGACCGTGGAGATAGTGTTGCCGTAGGTGCCGACCACGTTGTGGAAATACTTGACGTTGGAGATCAGGTCGCCGTCGATCTGCGAGGCGATCTGGGTCATGGCGCCCTGGATCACCTTGGACTTCAGAAGCTGATCGACGTTGGTCGTCGCCTCGTAGCCGGTGAACTGGACGTCCACGCCCTTCTGCTTGTCGCAGACCACGGCGACTTCGCCTTCGAGCACGTCTTGCGAGGCCGCCACGGCGCCATCACGGATCGCGAACTCGGGCGGACGCTTGACGTACACGGTCGTGCCGACGCCGGGCACGAACTCCTTGTTCACGGCCTCGCTATCACACAGCTTAGCCATGACCAGTTGGTTCTTGAGAAGGGCCAGGCCGACATTGGCGTAGACCTTCGGGGTGGCAAATGCGTTAGCCATCGTCTCGGTGCTTTCTGGCGCTCAGGCCATTAGCCGCCGACGCGGTACTGCTTCTCGAAGGCTGCAAAGTCGTCGGTGTCAGCGGCGACCTTGAACTGGCCTCCGGCCCCGCGCGCTTGCGGCGGGGGCTCTGGGGCGTCGGTGGCGGTCTTTGGGGGTGGCTTCGACGCCGCAGCGGGCGTGGTCAGCCGGGTTTCGAGCCGCGTCAGCTCGCGGGCCTGCTGGATCGGCGAAAGCGTCTCCAGCCGGGCGAACTCAGCGGGGTTGGCCCCCAGGTGGTCGGCGATCTTCGGTCCGATCTCGGACTCCCCGACAATCTCAAGCACCGCCTGCGGCAAGGTCGGGAGCGCCCGGAAGGCTGCCAGGCCGGCGGTTTCGCCGTCTGGAAACAGCGCCTTGGTGCGCGTCTCGAAGTTGCTGCGAGCGCTCGATACCTGTTCCTGCTGGCGCTGGTGCATGACGAGCATTTTCGCCGCCTGCACTGCCTTCCAGTCGGTCAGGGCCTCGATGAACTCGAAGTCGTCCTGGTAGTCCTCGCGGGCCGGTCGGCCGTCCCCCTCGGGTTGGTGTTGCGGCGCCTCTTGGGCGGGTTGAGGCGACTGGGTCTGAAGGGCCTTGGCCTTCCAGAACTCCGCTTCACGGGCTGCCTCGTGCTTTTGAGCCGTGATCTCGTCGATGCGTTCTTGCGCCGTCTTCTTCCGGGGCTTTTCGGCCTCGGATGGCTCGGCAGCGGCGGGAGCATCGTTCCCGGAGGTTTCGTCCTCTTTCGGCTCCGGCTCGGCCGCAGGATCGGGGGCCGGTTCACCGGGACCCCTCACATAGGTCTTGTCGCCAGAAGCCGCCGCCAGGACAGCCGCGGTGTCGTTGCCATCGGTTTCCACCGTGGCGCTGTTCTCTTCGCTCATGTGCGCTTTCGCGAGTGCCCGGGGCGCGATGGGTCCACGGCTGGGCTAGCCGCGGCGCGAATAGTGTTCGGCCTAGTCGCCGTCGGGGGCCGCTTCCGCCATCTCCGGCGCGGCGGGGTTCAGCTTGGCATCGAGATCGGCTTCGGAGTGGGCCAGATCCAGCGGCTTGCGGTGAACGTCGTGCATGTCGGCGACCAGGCCCGCACTGGCACGCTTGGCGTCCCACTCGGCCTTGTCCGCCTCGGCGTTGGCCTTGCGAAGCTGGGCGAGGGCCAGTTCGACGGCGTAGGGTTCCTGCGCGTCCTCGGCCGGCGGCGGGGCCTGCGCCTCGCGCATCGCCTTCATGGCCTGCGCCTTGGCGAGCATCGCCTTGGCTTCGCGCTCGTCCATTTCGAGCTGCATCCCGCGCTGCTGCATCATCTGCTGCTGCTGGGCAGCCTGCATCTGCTGGGCCTTGGCCGCCTTCTGCTCGTCGGTCAGCTCTTCGTCATTGTCGCTCGCCAAGCCCGGCGGCAGGGTCTTCTTCAGGCGCTCGGCGAACTCGTCGGCCATCGGCCAGTCTTGCGAGCGGGCGATCAGGTCGCCGGTGAACTGCGCCGCGGCCGGAACCGCCTGCGTGAACGCCAGCATGGATTCCGCGGCCTCGACCCGGCGCGTCGAGTAGCTCGGGCCGGTCTCCACGACGACGTCGTAGCGGCCCTGATCGTCGCGAAGACCCAAGCTTTCCGGATCGTTCGGGTCGTTGACGCGCTGCACCTTGGCGGCCTCGTCCTCCCCCAGGATGCGGAGGGTCCGCGCGGTGTCGTACACGGTCGGGATCAGTTGGTTGGCGACACGTCCGCCTTCCTGGATCGCCGCAGCCAGGTTGTCCGGATAGATGTAGGTGGCGGTATCGCCTTCCTTCTGCCGGGCGAGGATGGCCTTGCCGCTCGTCTCGTTCGACCTCGACCCCAGGCTGGCGTCGTGCAGGCCGGTGACGTCCTTGATGTCCTGCGCGTTGAGGGCGGATTCCTGAAGGATCGCCGCATTGACGGCCGGCGGCCCGACGAACGTAGGCGCAACCGCACCCGAGTAGGACAGCACCGGATCGTCCGTCGTCACCGCATCGCGGAAGCCGTCAGCGTCGCCCTCGTTCTGTTCGTTGACCAGCCACTTGCCCTTCGGGGCGAGCGCCAGCACTTCGGCCGAGATCGAACGCCAGTAGTTCTTCAGGCGCTGGCTGTCCCGGGCCGGACGCACCAAACCCCAGCGCACCCGCTTGTCGCCGACGTTGATCTCCCAGCCGATGGCGCGGATGATCGGCACGCGGTCGATCGGCAGTTCCACCGGGCCCTCAAGGATCTCCGTGCCGTTGATCAGGTAGGCGCAGGCCGAACGCTTGCTGACGGTCCGCGTGCGCTTCGGCGTGACGCCCGGCGGGACCTTCTTCGCCTCGACGGCCTCGCCGCTCTCCAGCAGCGCCATCTCGGTCTTGGTTTCCTTGATCAGCCAGTATTCGGTGACGCGCACGACGTCCTGGGTGTACCAGCCGTCGGTGTCGTGCAGCGGCACCTCGAGCCCGCTGCCGAGCGTCTTGCCGTAACGCGCCTCGTACGCCTTGCGCGGCATCTGGTCTTCGACGAAGCACCAGCCGGCATCGCGGCCCGTACGCTCGCTCGCCATCGGGTCCCACACCACGGCGAAGGCATTCGGGATCGCAACGATGGCGATGTCGCGGTCGAAGCCGTTGTCGCTGGCGTACTTCAGCGTGATCCGATAGTTGCCGATGCCGCAGGCGGTCTGATTGGTCCCGACGTTCGTGTAGACGCCCTGCGCGTCGCTATCGCGCTCGATGGCGCGGATCAGGCCCTCGCGGATCTCCGCCAGGTCCTTGTCGCCATCTTCAGCCGGCCGAACCCGGATCGCCGGGCGATTGATCCGGATGTCGCCGACAACCTGCGCCACGTACTGCGGCAGGACGTTGATGGTGAGCATCGGACGGCCGGCGCGGGCGGCCTTGGCGCCGACATCCCATTGCTCACCGGAGAGGAACTTCAGATCCTCCAGGCCTTGGTCGCGGTTCTCCCGGTCGAAATCGACGCCTTGCTGGAAGCGCAGACGCGCCTCGCGGATGAACGCCGCCTCGTCCTCGTAGCCGTCTGGCAGCGGATGGGTCTTGGCGGCGTCAGCCATGCTCACCGTCCCATCCAGCTTGTTTCCGTCGTCGGCCGCCGCTCACGCTTGGCCTCGCGCTTGATGCGGGGTTCTTCGTAGGCCACGCACATCAGGCCGAAGGCATCAGCGCCATGGCTCGCCCAGTCGTGTTCCGGCCCGAGGCCGATGTTCCGCGCCTCGTCCTTGCGCTCGTGATAGGCGCCCAGGGCATCCCTACCCGCTTCCGTCGTCGTCTCGTTGAACCAGATGCGCGGAAACAGCCGGCGGCCGGCGTCCACCCGCAACATCGCCGCGCTCGGCCCCTGATTGCGGATCACCTCGACGTCGAAGCCGGCGTCTCGCGCCTGATCCTCGTAGCTGCGGCCCGAACTGTTCTCCGGCCCGACGCGAGACCCATCGTGCGGCAGATAGACCATCGCGCCGCGATAGCCGCGCTGGCGAAGCTCCTCGAAGTAGAACGCTGGCGGCTGGTTGGCGCCCTCGATGTAGTCGATGACATTGACCTTCTGGCCGATGAACTGCGCGACCCAGATCGCGGTGAAGTCCCGCCGGCCCAGGTCCCAGAAGGTGCGGATCGCCATGTTCGGATCGCGCGGCACGAAGCCGATGCGGCCCTCGGCCTTGGCGATCGTCAGGCTCTGGGCGTAGTACGCGCCTTCCGTCACCTTGGCGTAATCACCCTCCCAAATGTGGTCGTATTGGTCCGGCCGGTCGCGCAGGTCGTCCAAGCGCTCCTGCTCCAGCTCCGGCGGAAACCATGGGTTGTCCGACCAGTTGGCGCGCAACACGACCGCGCCTGTGGGCGGTGAGCCGCCCCGCAGCAGGCTGTCGACCGCATCGTTCTTGCGGTTCGGGTTCCACGAGAACCAGAGCTCGGAACCCGGCGCGCGGATCGTCGGGCGCAGCAGCGTCAGACTGCGAACACTCAAGCCCTGCGCCTCTTCCACCCAGGCCCGCTGGAAGCCCTCCAGAGACTTGATGCTCTCGGCCGTGTGGTCCTGCATGCCCTGGAAGGCGATCAGCCCGTCGCCCGGGGTTTCGATCTTGTCGTTGAAGACCCGGAAGCCGTCCGCTTCGCCCAGGCCGAAGTCGCTCAGCTTCTGTTCGAGTAACCGCTTCGAGCTTTGCGCCAGAGACTTCTGAACCTCTCGGACGCACACCGACAGCGAACCGCGCTGCGCCAGGTGTTCCTCAACCATGAGGCCGCCGAAGAAGTGCGACTTGCCCGATCCCCGCCCGCCCCACGCGCCCTTGTATCGAGCCGGCTCCAGCAGCGGCCGGAAGACGCGGGCCGTTGGGATCTCAAGGGTTCGGGTCAACGATCTTCCGGGCGATGGTCTGCACCGTCGCGGCGACGTTGGCGTTGACGTCCTGGGGCAGAACCTTGCCGATCAGCGTCATGAACGCCGTGGGGTTCTCGTCAGCCTGGCGCAGGAGGTAGTCTTCCCCGCCAGCTCGGTCGAGCGCGCCCAGGATCATCTCCTTGAGCGCCTTGGTCGCCTTGTTGACGGAGCCCTTGGGACGGCCCTTGCCTGCGTTCCCCCTATTCGGGCCTACTTTAGGGGCGTCGGTCACGTTCCCTCGCTCGCCAGACCTTGCGGCCTCCTGGCTGGTTGGGGTTTGCAGGAAAGCCCGGAGCCGACACAGCGGTAAGCGTCGCCTGTTGGCGCGGTGTATGTTGTTGTTCGGTCGGGCTTGGGGTTCGCGAGGACACGACTTCAGAATGAGGCCCGGCGACATGCCCGGTACCTCGGGGATCGGCCTGCCCTGCCGGGCTCTTGTTCAGTGGGCTGCGTATGCCCTCAGCCGGTCGTCCCCCGCGCGAAGCACGGATTGCATCACACGATGCCACATCGCGCGCGAAACGCAACATGTAGTTCAAGCCGCTTCCAGATGCGCTACATCTTCCGTCCGGCGCCTCGGCTTCCCAAGGCCTTCGATCATCAGCTTGCAGCGATCTTCACGCGGCGCCGAGAGCACCTTGGCGATGAAGCCGTAGTAGGTCCCTGCCGTGATCCTGACGGTTTCCCCCTTCTTCGGCCGATAGCGCGGCGGCTTGACGAGCCGCGTGAAGTCGTAAGTGCCCGCCCGCTCTTCGATCTGCAATCCGAGGATCTCGGAGCCTGGGAATTCGATCGGCCACGCGATGCCGTCATTGCGGATGTAGCGAACGAAGTTGATGACCTCTTCCAGGCCGATCAGTTCAGCGAAGTCTTCGGGATCGCACAGGACGAACACGTAGCCTGGGAGCAGCGGCTCCAGCCGGCGTTCACGCGGTTGCCCCGCCCAATCCGCCTGCATTGGCAGGAAGGCCGGAAAGCCGCGCTCTCCGAGTCCGGCGGCAACGACACGCTCCCGACGCGTCACGACCCTGAGGGCATACCAGGCGCTCATGCTGCACTCCGCTCGGCTTGGGTCTTCTGGCGCTTGCGGGCCATTACGCCGCCCTTTCCGTGGTGAAGTCTTGAGCCTGGGCATCGGCGTCCATGGCTTGGCGGGTGACGTTCGGCGCGGTCTGCTCCAGCTGGGCCATGGCGCGGCAGATGGCAGGCCAGCGGACCAGCGCCCTGCGCAGGTTGTCGGCTCTGGTCGGCCTGTCGAGGCTCGGGCTGCTGGCGGCGAGCAGCTCCAGGTCGAAGCCGGTGAGGAGAAGCGCGACCTTGTGGGCCGCTTCACCCATGGAGTCGGTGGCATGGGTCATGCGGCGCGCTCCAGCACGGAAAGCCCGAGGGTGGCCAGGACGGCGCGGGCGTCTCGGACGATCTTCGTTCCGGCATAGCGGGTAGCTGGGATCAAGGCCCGCTCGGGCACGTCCTGCCAGCCGCACGGATCGAGATACGAGCCGACCCAATCGGGGCCGAACTTGGCTAGGAAGGCGTCGCGAACTTCTTTTGGTCCCAAAAAATCATTCTTCGCTTCGGAAAGGGTAGAAGGCCTATTGGGGCCTTCTACCT